CATGGTGATTGGTTCAAAAACTTACCTTAATTTCAAAGAGCGTAATGGTGAAGGTAAGTTGAAAAACATCCCACTCGATCTTGCTGCACTCTGAGGAGCCATTATGTTTGCGACAACCATACAGAAAGAAAAAAGCGAATATCCCAAGCATGCAGAACATGCGGCAAGCCTTGAGCGTGTTGGATCTTTTATCGAAGCAACGTTTGCCTGGGCAGTCGCCACTCAACATGCGCGTAAACCTGAAAATCGTCACTGGGCGCAATCTCGTTCTGATTTTTGCGATGCATGGGCGAGTCGCTATCAACAAGGTAAGGCGGCATGAATCGACAACTCACTATTCCTCATTCGTTAAGAGCCATAGAGCGAGAGATTGAAAATGCAGAAACCATCACTGAAAAAGAGAGCACAGGCTACCCGGATTCGACCTACGAAGACGGTGTTAAAGAAACACTATGATGGGTGTTAGGGCTATGCCCTCCGCCCACCAGCGATGCCATTGTGCATTTAGACCAGTAGCCACGTTATATACCCGCTGCTGCGGGTATTTTTTCATCCAAAATTTGGAGAGTTCGATGAATAACATCACCAAAGAGCAATGGGTAAAGATTGAAAAAGAAATGAGCGGCCTATTTGTTTCTGTTTGCTTCAAATACAAAGGTTATGATCTTCATATTGTCAGAGAGCGTGAAGGTGAAAACAAAACCACTTTAACGGTATATGTGGATGATCTCATCAAAGGGGCTTGGATTAGTGCATTAACTTGTAGCGATAAATCCGACGAGCACCCTGAAGGCATGCCAACCATTTTAAAAGAGATTTGGAAGTTAAAAACCAAAGCGCGCCATTCAAAAAAACAACAAGCAAGTATGGAAAAAACAATAGGCAAGCGACGCACCAAAAAAGATTACCCAGAGCTCTACGCGATTGATGAGTATTATTGGCCATATTTCTCAAAAGCTTCTGTTCTTTGTCGTCAGTTTAAAAAACTAGAAGGTTTGGAGCTTGTTAAGGGAGGCGATGAATGAGCAACCGCAACCAACTGATTCAACTCATCCACGTAGCCAAGCGTGAACTAATATTGGATGATGTAACCTATCGTCTACTTCTCGCTAATATTACCGATAAAGCATCATGCAGCAAGATGGGCATAAAAGAGCTGGAAAGCGTATTAGCTGAAATGGAAAGCAAAGGTTTTAAACGCAACGTAAACAATAATAAAAAGCCGTTTAAAAAACGTTTAAGCCCTAAGTCGGGTAAATCGAAAAACACCATTATCGATAAGTGTCGCGCCATTTGGATAACCATGTATCAACATGGCTTTGTTCGAGATAAATCCGAAACGGCATTGGATAAATACGCTCAGCGTATCCTTAAAAACCAAGAGAATAAAGTGGATTGCATCGCATGGTGCAATGAATATCAAGCCTCACGAGTTGTTGAAGCGCTAAAACGTTGGCACCAACGAGTGATGATAGATGAAATCAAAGCCAAAGGTTGGACAGTACCAATGAACGAGCGTACCAACAAGCTAATGGGCTATGAGAAAGTCGCTAATGCCTTTACAAAAATGTTAACAGAATTGGAGAAGCCAATATAAATACCGATCTATATCAAGTTATTAGCATATGGTGCATTATCCTTATTGCGAAGTTGAGCTGTCAGTTTAATACTGTCGCAAAATTTTTTTATAGGCATAATATGAACTTAAGTCAGATCAATACAAAAGAAAACACCTTTAAACTCTCCTATGATATGAAAGAAACTAAAGGTCACACGATTAGTGCTGAAATGTTAGGCGCTTCAATTTTAAGCACTAGTCGTGCCATCAATGCTGCCAACAAGATCATTAACGGAGAAGACTCTCTAGTTGATGTACAAGTGAAAGCGCATCAGGAAGGCTCTTTTATGGTGGAATTTGTCACTTTTATTGGTGAAAATTCAAAGGACATCTTAGCTTTGTTGGGTTTTGTCGTTGGTGGAACAGCTATTACTAACACAGTCATCGGTGCAATGGAGCAACTTAAGGATCAAAAAATTGTCGCTCAAGTGAAAAAGAACGGGAAGCCTACAGGTGAGCTAATCTTAGATAGTGGTGCTGCGGTCAATTTTTCACCAGAGATCTCATCTGTCATCACTGACGAAAAATTTCGAAAGGAGCTGACGCAAGTATTATATAGCCCGATTCATGGTAAAGATGGGGCTAAAGCGATTTTCAAAGACTCAGATAATAATGCTATTGCTACCGTCAAGTCTGAAGATGCCACATCATTTAAAGCACTTCCACGCAATAGCCTAACTCAAGAAGATCACGATACAAAACAAGTGACAATTCATTTTTCTCAGGTAAACTTCGACGGCCCTTCTGGATGGAAGATTAAGCTGCCTAGCGGCGATTTAGTCTCTGCAAAAATGAAAGACCAAGCCTTCATTGACAGAATTAATAAAGGTTATGCAGAGTTTAATAAAACCGTACCCGCTCATATCAAGCTTACTGAAACTGTGAAGACTAAACCGGACGGGCAAAGTAAAACTACATATACTATTGAAGAATTCATTCGACAGGTTGGTTAACGGCTCAAAACGATGACTGAAATATACGATCCATACACTGTAATACTGATAACTATTGGTGTTGTCATGTCCCTTCCGTGGTTAGCTCAGATGAGTAGACAGTTGGGTCGTATACTTGTGTCTCATTTTTATCCTATAACGACCATCATTTTGGAAACAGAAGACGAAAAAGGTAACATTACTCGTAAAAAGGTAAAACTGTCTAATTCGTCTGAGTTGGCAAAAGAGATTTTGAAAGCGAGGCGTATTGTTGATGAGCAATAACAATGGCCAACAGCCTTCAGCGCCTATGTCCATTGGAGGCGTTTCAGCTCTTCTAGTTGGCATTGCTAATATTTGGGTGCCCACTGAGCACATTGATATTGTTACTACTGCAGCTCCCATTTTAGTTGGTTTTGGCTTTAAGTTTTGGACTTACAAAACAGCTAATAAACCATCTGTTGCAGAATTAGCGGCTACTAGCGCCATTGACAGACAGATCGAATATCTCGAAGAGCGAATCAAAAAAGCTAAAGATGCTCAAAGAGATAGCGAATTTATCAAAAAATTAGAAGCTAAGCTCTCTGAACAAGAGCTTGCGCGTGCAGCCGTGTTTGAATTAAGTACCTCCCCTAGTAACTAAAAGATCTAACCTCAAAAAATCTCCCCTTGAGGATCATTCCTCTTGCTTTAACCTTCCCATATAACGTGGGAGGGTTTATTTATGCCGCAACAAGATATGTTTGAACATTTAGAGCTTGATGAAAGCCTGCTCGATCACATTGACTTTATGGCAGGCGACCCTGTGAAGTTCTGGCCAGTGCTGCTGCATGAGATCCATACCCTGCTCGATGCTCAGTTAATTCAAAATGGCATTGAGCAATCTGGATTATCTTTAAAGCTCTCTTTAGCACTTGGGGAGTTCATTGGTGGTGGTCAGGTCTATTTGCCGCGAGGTGATGCACTACAGCGTCAAATTCGTAACATGGAGATCTATAATGAGTTTACTGGCCGTAACATCAAGCCGTTAGCTAAAAAGCATCACTTGTCTGAAAAAGCCATTTACGAAATCATCGCCACCATGCGCAAAATTGAACACGCCAGAAGGCAACCCGCCCTGTTTTAGTTATTCGTTAACGCCTCCGTCTCTTAAACAAGAACGGAGGCGTTTCTTTTTACTGGATCTTTTCTAACTTCAACATGCACCGAGGTGAATGCGTCACCTTGTCACCAACGTTAGACAATTGACTCTCAAATTGGTCAGAACCATTGAGCAAACAGGGAGTCAATCATGCCTGAAAAGAAAACTCTTACCCTTCACCGTAATTACTTTAAGCACGGCACATTCTCTTATCTAACGGATGATAACGGCAATGTGATGTTTAAAACCGTTGAGCGGCCTAACTTAAACAATCAAGCCAGCGTCTCTTGTGTGTCTGAAGGTGAATATGACTTAGTTCAGCACACTAGCCCTACATTCGGTAAATGTCTCGCTCTGGAAGCTGAAACATTAGGTGTCACCATTTGGGGCCCATCGCAGCGTACTCATATTCTGTTCCATCCCGCGAATAAAGTATCAGAGCTTCAAGGTTGCATTGCACCAGGGTTTGACTTTGGAGTGCTTGATGACGAGTGGGCCGTTTTACGCTCGCGCGATGCGATGGATGAGCTGCTTGATTATCTAGATGGCGAGAACGCCAAGCTTATCATCAAGCGAGCGTAATGTTATGGGGCGCAACTGGGATTGGGCATTTCAACAAGGCAAAGAAAAGCGGCTGGAGCTTGAATTACTTGCTTATCGTCACCACAGCGCCAAGCCTCGTCGCCCACCACTATACAGCCATGATGCCACCATGCCACCATGCAAAGTCATTTCAACAAAGGTTGGCAAAGCGTGATTCAGCATCAAATCGATGTCCATACGGGCAAGGTGCTGCCAATACCTCAAGGTGATGGCTTAGCCAAACTACGGAGTATTAAACAATGTCACTTTTAGCAATTGCATCCACGGCTCTTGAGCTGGGGCCAATGGCCATACGTGGTATAGCATCTTTATTTGGGGGGAGCGAAACCGCCGAAAGAGTCGCGCAGACAGTTGAAACGGTCGGCAAAGAGTTCACCAATAAAGACGACCGACAAAACGCGATAAATCATGTGTTAGAGCAAATGACACCAGAGCAACAAGCAGAGCTTTTAACGTTAAATGTTCAGATGGAAAAAGAATTGACTGAACGTAAACGCATTGCCGCTCAAGATAGACAGGTCGAACACCACGAAACTCAAACCACCATTCGATCAGGCGATGGCGCTCAAGACCCATTAGTACGCCGTGCCAGGCCTTTTATTGGTGTGTCTAGCGCCGTGGCTGGTTTTGTTTACGTCATCGCCATGTCAGTCCTCAATGCTCTCGGTTATGGCGATGGCGCAGATATGGCGACAGCCGCTGGGTTGCTCGGGCTTGCAGGTACGTTTATGGGTCTGCGCCATGTTGAAAAGAAACAAGGAACCGCGTCATGACCGATTGGATAGACAAATCGGTTTCCAACCAACAGATCGAACTCGAACGCGGCATCGCGATGGCTCGCAACCCCATGCCACACGTAGAGCAAGTTAAGGTGGGTGACGACGTGCTTTGCGCGTTATGCCTTGAGCCAATTCCTCGAAAACGCATTGAGGCTCACCCCGATTCAACTCACTGCGTTGGATGCCTATCGGAACTGGAGGATGAATGAAACCAGAAACAATTGATGCAATTCGAGCCTTTACCCCTTGGGTGATGTGGGGAATTGGCATCGGTGGCACCTTCGCCGCTTTCGCTATGAAAAAAACCTTCGCAGAAAAGAAAGAGGTTGAGACGCTACGCCAGGAGCATGAAGTGCTGAAATCAAAGGTTAGTGGGCTTCCCAATCATGAAGAGTTTTATGAACTCAAGCTATCAATTGAAGCCATGCGAGGCGATCTAAAGGCGCTTTCTGCAGCACTGCAACCCTTACAGCACATCAGCAATTTACGTTTAGAGAATGATTTACGAGATAAGGAAACCGCTTAAATGATGAAAGAACTACTGCAAAAAGACCGTCGCTTGGTCATCTTGCGCGTTCTGTATGAGTCCGCAGGTTACACCGCCAATGATAGCGTATTGGATTGCGGGTTGGATGCCTACGGTCACAAAGTCAGCCGAGATATAGTGAAAGCCGAATTGGTTTGGCTTGAAGAACAAGGGTTGATCTCCAATGAAGATTTAAAAGGCACGTTCGTGTCAACCATTACCCAGCGCGGCATTGATGTAGCGACAGGTCAAGCCACTAACCCAGGCGTTAAGCGCCCAAGTCCGGTGTGAGCCCATGGCGGAATCAACCCACACTAAACACCGCATCAGCAAAATTGATCAACTGCCTGATGAATTGAAAAGCCAACTCAACATGCTGTTGCGCGATGGCAAGATGAGCCAAGAAAAAATACGCACGTTAGTCAACGTCGAGATTGACCAACAAGGCTTGGCTGATGAGCCGGAATACATCAAACGCAATGCCATGAGTCGTTACGCTCAAACATTTCGTAAGGGTATGGAACGCTACGAGCAGGCTCAACAACTGACGAATCAATGGGTCGGCCAATTTGGTGAAATGACCCAAACGGATATTTCTCGTGCGCTTATCGAAATTGGTAAGTCTCAAGTGTTCGACTTTCAAATGAAGGCGTTAGAAGAAGACAAAACCATTGATCCCAAAACCATGGGGCAATTAGCGTTAGCCATTAAACGTTTGCAAGAAGCACAATCTGGCAGCGTGAAGCTTCAACAAGAAGTACGTAAGCAAGCGATTGAAGATGCAGCCGATAAAGCCGAGGCCGTGGCCCAAAAGGCAGGCATGTCTTCCGAAACAGTGAAAATGCTGAAAGACGAACTGTTAGGGATAAACTAATGGATGCGCTCGATTTAAAGTCGATATCACAAGACGAACTTATTGCTTTTGACTCAAATGAACTCTTACTTGGCTATCAAAAGCGTTGGATGAAAGATGACTCTGTATTGAAGATAGCAGAGAAATCTCGACGTACAGGGCTGACCTTTGCTGAGGCGGCAGATTCTGCGCTGACCGCAGGCACAGCAAAAATTGATGGTGGCTCTAACGTGTTTTACGTTGGCTCTAACAAAGAAATGGCGCGCGAGTTTATTGATGCTGTCGCCATGTGGGCCAAGATGTTTGATAAAGCGGCGGGAGAAGTTCAAGAAGATGTCATAAAAGACGAAGACAAAGATATCCTCACCTTTGTGATCTACTTTGAGTCAGGTTTTAAAGTTCAAGCGTTATCGAGTAATCCATCCAACCTACGTGGTATGCAAGGGACGGTTATCATCGATGAGGCAGCATTCCATGATCGTTTGGCAGAAGTGCTCAAAGCCGCTCTGGCACTGACCATGTGGGGCGCAAAAGTTCGCCTTATTTCAACTCATAACGGCGTCGATAACCTTTTCAATCAACTGATTCAAGAGAGCCGAGCAGGTAAAAAGCGTTATAGCATTCATACCATCACTCTCGATGATGCTTGCGCCGAAGGTTTGTATCAGCGTATCTGCCAAATTCAAAAAATAGAATGGACGCAGGAAAAAGAAGACGAGTGGAAAGCGAACCTACTCAAAGACACGGCGACAGAAGATGATGCATTAGAAGAATACTACTGCGTACCTAAAGCCTCTAGCGGTCAGTACATTCCGATTGTGCTCATTGACACGGCCATGAACAATAATGCCCCTTGTTTAGAGATAGAAGCATCAAAAGATTTTATGGAGTGGCCAGAAGCGGCTCGCAACCTGTTTGTTGATCATTGGTGCCAATCGGTGCTGCAACCAGAACTCGATAAGTTAGACGCTCGCCATCATCACACCTTCGGAGAGGATTTTGCCCGTCGTGGTGATTTATCTATCTTTGTTCCGTTAGGTGAGCGCAAGGACTTAACCAAGTACGTGCCATTTTATATCGAGCTGCGCAACATGACCTATGACGCTCAGCGCCAAGTGATGTTCTATATGGTTGACCGTTTACCTCGTAAGCGAGGCATGGCGTTTGATGCAACAGGTAATGGTGGTTATTTAGCCGAAGCCGCAGCACTTCGTTATGGCACAGAGATGGTCGATCAAGTGTCACTCAATGACCCTTGGTATCGAGAGTGGATGCCAAAACTCAAAGCGGAATTCGAAAGTCAGAACGTTGAATTGCCA